AAACTTTGACAACCTTTGAAGAGTACGTATAGGCACCCAAGTTCAAAGCGGCGAACGTCATGTCGGAAACGGTTTCGGCCGAACCTTCGGAAAGGATAGCACCAACAATGCTTGTATCATTAACCTTTGGATAAGGCAATGGTGATCCGCTTGTCGTATTCAACACTTGTGCAAGACGTTCAACCTCACCGGTGAATTTCGTTGCAATTGCAAGTGCGTTGCTATAATCCTCGGGGATAAGGAAACCGCCATCGGCGTCGGGGGTAGTCAATTGGGGATCGGTTCCGCGAACCTCCATCATCGCTTGACGCTCCTCGGCGTTCAAACCGGCCATGCCACGGCGAAGGTACTTACTGAATGCCTCGCCCTTCGTAACGGCTTGACGCTCTGCAACCTCTGCGCGCTCCTCTTTTTTGGCGGCAAATTCGCGCTTCAATTCCTCGGCGCGCTCAATGCGCTCGATTTCGGATTTGATACCACGAACATCGGTTTCGATGTTGTCGAACTTTTGGTTCTCCTCGGCGTTCATTGAACGGCCTTCGGTTTGTGCGATGTCAACGATTGTATTTAAATCGTTAACCAATGCGGCGCGTTTTTCGCGCAATTGGATTGAATTCATGATTCAGTTTTCAAGTTTAGTTATTCTTAAAATAAAATCACGAAGGTTTGGCCGTTCAACCTCACCATCGTGTTGTTCACGCTGGGCAAGCCCGGACGATGCGGCGGGATAGGCGGGCAGGACTACCGGCGACACATCAATCAATCGTGAAACCTTTTCAATGATACGGACGTTCTTCCCGTTGCGCTTTTCCCAACGATCACGTCCGACTAAAAATGCGAATGACGATTGGTTGACATCGCCACGGCGCATCAATTCAATCAAATCATTTGCGTATGTTGTATTGGGCATTTTGACCTCATAACCCAAACCCGTTGCGTCGGCCCAAACGCGTAACGTTCCCGATGAAACGCGGCCCAACAAAAACGAATCGGAATGATTGTAAAATGCGCGAACGTCGTCGTTCAACACATCGTCAAATGCACCCGGTTTGATTATTTCAATGAACCCGCCCAAATCTTCGGAATATGAATCGAACACGGCGGCATATCCACGGACGATTTCGCCGTCATATTCGGCGCGAAATTCCGCCGAACGTCGTTCCATGACCGGCACGTTGTTTCGAACCTCTGCGTCGAATTTTTCCAACGTTGCAAACAGGTGAACCACGTTCAACATCGGTTGACGTTCCGTGTACGCTCCCTGCTCCGCGTCGTATTCATAAACACGAATCAATGCGGCGGGGTTGTCGGCCGTACCCGTTACAACAAACCCCGAATCCGATGACAATTCGCCATCGTTGTTTGTTTCAATGATGCGTCCGTATGCATACCCGTTGCCGGATTTCCAACGTACGAAATCGCCGATTTCCAATTCGTCCGGTGCGGCCTTTTCCTCAACCATTGGTTCGGCATTTTCCTCAACCATTGGTTCGACGGATTCCTCCAATGCCGGTTCAAACAAAATCGGATCGTGTCCGTTTTCGTCCAACCACATTTGCGCATCCTCGACCGAATATTTTTCCGCATCGAATCGGATTGCCTGCAATTCCGAAACGCCGTCCTTGATTCCGTAAATGGCATGGATGCCCTCGCCGAATGCGTCGTTTTCACGACGGAATTCGTCAAACATTTCCGGGTCAATCAAACGTGCGGCGTGTTCGCCCGGATATGGGCGTTCCTCCGTGTCGTTCATCTTTTCAATTGTTTGTTCGGCCCATTCACGCATTTCGTCGCCACCCCACGCGGCGTACATGATGGAACCGCAAATTTGGTTTCCGTCACTATCGACGAAATCCCCTTGATCGTAAACCTTCGCCCGCGACAAAAACGAAAACGTGCGTTTCACGATTTCGTCCGAAATATCGGCGCGTGATGACAATTGACGTGCGCGAAACCAACCGACGGATGTTCCACAATCCGAACCATTGGATTCCTTAAAATCCAACGCCCGTTGTGCGTTGTCCGACGCCGCCTCCGGGTAATCAGTCCACGCCATTTTCGTCGGGATTATCGATTGACGCATTCGCCATGTTCAGCGGTTGCAAATACACATCGCCGCCCTCGATGTCATTGAGGTTTTCGGATTTGCGGATGTCATTCACGGACAACCAACCCCATTGACGGCCGATTGAATAGGCGTCGTATCGTGATTTGATGTCACCGCGTAACAAACCCTCCAAATTGAACTGGATGAAATACGAATCCTGCTCGTCCATCCGGAACAATTTGTTGTTGAATTCCTCCTCAATCCGAACCGCCCATGGACGAATCGTGTTGCGGACAAACTGAATTCCCTGCTCCTCGATATTTGCGCGCGTTGATGACGCGGACAAATCGCCCAACATGTGGGGCGGGATTAGGAAAAACCGCGCGACCTCCTCCGTTTGGAATTTGCGCGTTTGTAGGAATTGCGCTTGATCGGGCGGGATGGTCATTTTTTCAAATTTCATCCCCTCCTCCAAAATCGCGGTCTTGTGTGCATTGCCCAAACCGGCGTTGGCCGTTTGCCATGAGTGTTTCAAACGCTTGTATGCGTCGTCCGTCAAACGTCCGGGGTGTACTAACATTCCCCCGACGTTCGCGCCGTTACCGAAGAATTCCGCACCAAATTGGTTTGCGGCCAATCCGATGCCAAACGTTTCCTTCGCCGCCGCCAATGGTGATTTGCCACGGATGCCGTCAAACGACAATCCGCAAACGTGAATCATTTCGAAATCCGTGTACACGATTTTTTGGTCGACGTGGTAGAATTTTTCCCCATCAACAACCTTGATTTGTACGCGGTCCGGATGGACTGGAATCAATTTTGTGGGACGTGCCGAACCATCGCGTTCGATGACACAATATCCGTTGCCATGCAAACACAAATGCGCCATCAACGTTTCACGGAACACCAATGACGTCATCATTGGGTTCGGATGTTTAATCAACGACCCGATGGGGTGTTCGTTGGAAATGAAACGTGATTGTCCGTCGGTTTGGTAAACGTGCCACGGCATTGAACCAATGGTTTCGGATAGGATTCGCACCGCGGCCCATACCGCGGAAAATTGCATGGCGGAATTCTCGTTGACCGGAACGCCCGTTTTGGATGAACCGAATGCATCGAACAACCACGATGCCGGTTTGTTCAACGACGTTGATGGGTTGTTTGGGGATGCTCTAAACACCGCCCGAACACGATCAAACAATGTTTGTTGTTCGTTTGCCATGGATATAATTTGCGCGCATCACAAAAATAATGAAAAAACCGCACCATTGTTTGTGTGTTGAAAACTATTCCCATGGCATTCGGGACGCGTGTCGTTTCTTATTTTTTTTTCCGTCCCCCTGTAAGGGGGCGGAAGAAAAAAAAATAAAAACACATCCCGACGGGGACGGAACGTTGTGTTCATAAACGAAAAAGGGACCCCCGAAAGGGTCCCCAACCAGTTTGGCGACGTTCAACCAAAAACTCCATTTTGCGCCTAACTGATCAACGAACGAATTGTTGAGATATCAATCGTTCCGTATTTTTTGTGGAATTTCAACAACACGCGTTCGGCGTCGTTGAATTCGGTTTCGGTTTTTGGATTCATGTACATGTTCCATGCACGGGCCAATTCGGTCAATTCGGTTTTCATCTTCGTTTGTGTTTTTAAATGATTTCGAAAATATCTTCATTCGTTGAATTGTCGATGTACCATTCCGTGCCGTCGATAGTCAAAAACATTGCATCATCGGAACAAAAATGAACATCGATTGATTTTCCAGCGAAATTGAATGCGCGTTCGTAGTCCTTTCCGTTGACTGAAAATCCAAGACGAACGAGGGCATCGTGCATCATTTTGCGTTGTGCCGCTGATGTGTCACGCATTTCATGACGCATTTCGTGTGACCAAAAGTAGGCCAAACCAATGTATTGCGCGGTTCCGATTGCGTTGTTGTCGGCGATTAGGGTGTCGAATTGTGTGTTCATGGTCGTTGTTTTTGTTTGTTTGTTGATGTAAACATACAACAAAATGTTAACTAAACAACACCCATGAACAAAATATTTCACAT